TTACTGTCAGCAAGCATGCTTTTGCTTTAAAAGATGGTAAGTTAATAGATAATAAAGGAGAAGAATTTAGACCTACTAGAAAGGTAGATGGTGCTTACGAGATATTATTACCTAAAGATTCAATTCAGCTATCTCTTTTTAATTAAAGAGGTAGTTGTTTTATTGAATAATATTTCTTATATTTAGATATAAATAAAAAATAAAGGTTATGACTAAAGAACAATTTTTAAATGGAACTCCTTTCTCATTAGATTATGATTACTCATCTGATGCTACTTATGTTTATAATAATCCTGGCGGAAGAGATAAAGGTAGTTTAAGTAGAGAGTATAGAACTAAAGAAGGTAAAGTAGTACTATCAGATCATCTAATGAATATAGATAAGATAGGTAGAAAGATAATTACTGCTTATTGCTTTATATTAGATAGCAGAATAATAAAGAAGATTAGATTTGAAGACATGATAGAGTTTCCGGAGAAAGATAATATCTAGTTTCCGGATACCTTACATCCTCTAGACAGCAAGGTGACGGCAGTATGCTATAAGAGTGACAGTAATGTTCCCTATAGCGTCGTGAGAGCTGTCGTGAGAGCCATACCTAGTCGTATATCCCTCTTAGATTTTAAGTATATAGTGGTATATATGTATATATTATCTTAACTTATTCTTATAATGACCGTAAGCTATCATAGATAACATAGCTATTACAAAGGCAAAATAAGTCCAATTAGCAGCATTTGGATTTAAGATAAGAGTGAACCCTACGTAAAACAACATAACAATCATTATTACATTGATACTAAACATTAACATGTGTTTCATAATATAACCTTTTAAGTATTTAAAATAATATAAGAACTTTTTGTATATAAAACAACTAATCTTAAAAAAAAATTTTCCAAAAATTTTCTCTATATAGGCTTTTATTGTACAGTATGTCAAAGAACTTATGATGCTGGAGATTCTATGGTGCTTTCTATATATTAATATACGAACTATTTATAGATAAACCTACGATACGGTGCATAAATTAGATCCATATACGCTTTTTTCTATCTTCGAACAAGGAGATGAAGAAATCTATAAAGAGAATAACGTAGAAGATGTTCTTAAAAACCCTTATGTACTTATAGGTATGGTAGTAACAGGTGTAGAGAATTATCATTACATTAATAAAATGTACTCTTTGAAACATCCAGAGCATTATAAAAGAGTAAAAGGTAAGATTAAATACAAGTATTACAATAAACTTTACAACTATCTTAATAGAGTTTCACCTTTACAGTTAGATATAGTATATAAAATAGGAGATGATTTCGAAATTGATAGATCTTTAAAGTCTATATATGATTTATTATTTTATTTTCAAGATATAGAAGATTATAATAAATGTAAGATAATTAAAGAATATGCCGATCTTTTAATGGATAGAAAGTTGGAAACTTTAATTTAATTTCTTATATTAAAGAATTAACGGTTATATTTTAAAATTATGGTAGATTTTTTTATTTTTTATTCTTCGGTAGGATTATTATTTGCATTTAGTTTAAATGTAGTATTATTTGCTTTTAATAAACCCGTACTAACATTTAATGAGACTATGGCTTGTATAGTATTATGGCCTGCGGTCATAGTAAGTTTTGCAAATAAGTACAATAAGTTCAAAGATACTGAGTAATAATCAAAGTCTCTAATATATACTCAGTACTCCCAATAACGTAATATAAAATAATATAGATATCAGCATATATATTTACTACGTTTGCATTTACCTCTCTATATAATAAGGTTTCTCTTATACGGCTATAAGCAATATGATGTAAGAATGGATGGAAGAAAAAATATATATTAGAAACTAAACTTAAATAACGCGGTGCGACTTCGCGCGTTTGCGCGGCGAGCTACGCTTTTAATAAAAAACATTAAACCCCCAAAAAAAATTAAAAAAAAGTTGGTAACTTACTATTTTATTCGTATATTATTAATATAAATTAAAACGGTTATGAAATTAAATAAATTATTATTATTATTATTTACTATATTAGCTTTAGGCTGTACTCCTGAAGAAATCGAACCTTCATTATGTCCTGATGGAAACTGTGATGGAGCTATTTACTTACCTTATCCGCAAAATTCTAACGGAGTTTATATAGTAGATTTAAATTTTGAAGGAGAATACTTGCCTAGATTTGATATCTATATAGAAGCTGATGATGTTGATCCTTTTTACTACTATAACGATATAGGAGTAGTTCAAGCGGCGTTTGAATCTTCCTCTAATTGGACTTTACCGAATGGACAACTTCAGGAAATAGTACAATCAACTACTATGTACTTAAATAACTCTCCTAATAATACGGAATACACTCCTTCTAATCCAGAAAGAAAATGGGCTAAACGAATAGTTGGACCTATACCTCCTAGTTTTGAAGGTGAAATCATTACAATAAATGCAGAAATATATTGGGATGGAGGTTCAAAATACAACTCTCAACTATTTGAAATAAAAATTCTTATAGAATAGTTGCTTTTTAGAATTATTTTTATTACCTTAGTAATATTAATATTTTAATTAATAAATTTAATAAATAAATAATATAAAATTATAATGAGAAATAAGATACTAATAACAAATAAATTAGAAAAAATCGATAACGAATTATCAAAACTAAATTTCTTTATAAAAAGTAGAGAACAGAACGAAGCTCTAAATACTTTACAACACGTAAAGAATATTTTAGCTAATATCGGTACTTTATTAAATACAGAAACTCAAGATTAGTATGCTTACAGCTGAAAAAATACAATCTAATTGGGATAAGCATCTTAAAATAGTGGATCATTACATTAGTGATCGTAAAAAAGATGTCAATTCTATGCTTAATCATATGTCGGAGAACTATATAATGGCTCCTGCAAGCGGTAAATCATGGCATCATAATGCTTTTGCCGGAGGTTACGTAGACCACGTTAATAGAGTAGTCGAATATGCACTAAAACAGCATAAATTATACTCAGAAATGGGGGGTACAGTAGATTATTCCGAAGAGGAGTTAGTATTTTCAGCATTATTTCACGATTTAGGTAAATTAGGTGATGGAGATACAGAAAATTATATACCTCAAACCGATAAATGGAGACAGGATAAACTTTCAGAAATGTATACATACAATCCTAACCTTGATTTCATGTTAATTCCTGATCGTTCCTTATTTATTTTACAAAAATTCGGTATAAAAGTATCTCAAAAAGAGTTTTTAGCTATTAGATTACATGATGGAGTGTATGATAAAGCTAACGAAGCATATTTTTTTAGTAATATGGAGTCTTCAAGACAAAAAACATCTATCATTTCAGTTCTACATTCAGCAGATTTTTTAGCTTCTAAGGTTGAATATGATATTTGGAAAGCTAATGGAGGGAATACAATACCAAAAACAAAAAAAACTCAATCATCAACAGGAAAAAAAGTTAATTCTTCGGAAGGATTGAGTAAAATGTTAAAAAATTTATAAAATATGTTAATTTCTATTATTATTTTATCTATAGTTATATTTATTTTATTATTGGCTATACGCAATCTTCTAGTAAAAGTAGAAAAATACGAAGACGTAACTGTAGATCAAACAGAATATTTACAGAATATATCTAATGTTATTAGAGATTCACAAAAGTACCTTAACAGCCTAGATGAAAAGGGGATATTTCAATCTGATGATGAGGTCGGTTATTTTTTTGAACAATTAAAAAACGTACAAAAAGAGCTAGACCGATACATGCTCCCTGAGAATTATGGCGAGAAAGAAATCGAAAAATAACTATTTTACTAAAGAGACCGAAGAGTATATAGTTAGATACAACAATTCAATAGATTCGGACTACCGAGCAAAGATCTTTACTGATCATATTTACTTTCCTTTTTATAAATTAGCTGAAAATATTATTCATACTTTTAAGTTTTATTATACCGATGTAGAACGTATAGAAGATTTAAAACATGAAGTAGTATCAATGCTATTAGAAGAAAAAATTATGAAATTTGATCCTACTAATGGAGCAAAAGCATATTCATATTTTGGAACTATAGTAAAAAGGTGGTTAATTAATTATAATAATAAAAATTATAAAAAACTTAAACAAATAGGTTCTTTCGATGATATGGAAGAATCGTATGAAGGTAGTATGAACGTAAAATTACCCGGAGGCATAACATTAAGCCAGTTTTTAGATATGTGGGTAGAAAAAGTTTACGACGATTTAGATAATATATTTATAAAAGATACTGAAAAACGAATAGCTGACGCAGTACTAACTATTTTCAAAACAAGACACGATTTAGATATTTTTAAGAAAAAAGCTCTTTATATTTACATTCGTGAAATGACAGATTGTGAAACTCCTCACTTAACTAAAGTTATTTCTATACTTAAAGACGATTTTTATCAGATATACCATAGGTACCATGATAAAGGTAAAATTATAATAAAAGAACTATAATCTATTTATTATAAAAAGATATGGATTCAGATAAAGAAATATTCAAAGGTAAAACATTATCTAATCTTTTTGAAGAAATCTACAATAATTCTAAAGAGACTAAAACTCAGGTGAAAGGTCTGATTGGTGAATTAAAACCTCTTATAGAAAATATAGGTGACGCTACTCTTTTAGTTCCTATGATTAAAGAGTACATGGAAATAGGAGTTAAGAATGATGAACACTTAATAAAACTAGCTACAGTAATTCAAAGGATAGAAGCTATACAAGCAAAAGGAGGAGATGGAGAAATGTTCGACTTCTCAGATTTACAAGATTTGTTAGATGAACAAGAAGAAAATCAAAAAGAATTAGAGAATAAAACCGAAGATACAGAAGATAAATAATGGGATTTAAAAATTCAATTTTTAATTTTGGTTCTAGTAATAAATTATCCGGAGGCGGTGGAGTATCTAGTTACTCATCGTTCGGAAGAGTACTAGATATAATATTAGACGAATCACATCCTGAATATGCAAATAAAGGAGGAGCAGCTTCTATTAATGGAGTTTTTTACAAACCTTTAGGAGCAGGTGGAAGTGAGTTGATCACAAGAGATATGAGTTTTGCTTATCAAAGTAGTTCCCATATTAAGACAGTACCCATAGTAGGAGAGCTAATTGAAGTCACAACATTACCTAACCCAGCATTTTCAGAAAGCGAACGTAGAACTCAAAACTATTATATTAGAATACTAAACCTATATAATAGTCCTAACTCAGCAGTCTATCCTGATATGACTCTTAATCCTAACATTGATATTACTTTAAGGGGAAAGTTCAAAGAATTAGGTACTGTAAACCCTATATCTTCTTCTCCTGGTGATGTTCAATTTGAAGGTAGACAAGGTCAATCTATACGATTTACTGGAGGAAAAGGAAACGGTAACCCTTGGGTAGATGATACCAATTTAGGTAGTCCTATGATTATTATAAGTAATGGTCAGCAAGAGACTGATAACGGTTTTAAAACTTTAGGAGAAAACATGGATCAAGATGATAGCTCTATTTATTTAGTTTCTAATCATTCTATACCTATAACTCCTGCTAATGATAAAAGATTATCTTACGAAGATAAACCTGTAGAAGGTAATGAGTTTAAGGGAAGTCAAGTATTGATCAACGGAGGAAGGTTATTTTTTAATGCTAAATCAAGTGATATACAACTCTCAAGTGTGACGTCAATAGGAATGAATACCGGAGGTACAGTTAATATAGATGCAACTGAATATATGTGCTTAGACGGAACTAAGATATACTTAGGAGCTTCAGCACTATCAGCTCCTGAAGTATCAAAAGAACCAGTAATTAAAGGTAACCAACTTGAAGGGTTCCTTTTTAATTTATTAAATCTTTTAGAAGGAATGGCTAATGATATGGCAAGAGCTAAAACAGTCAAGAACCATCCTATACCTGCTATTAATAAAAGAGGGTTGCAAGCGAAACCTGTTATACTAGCTTTAAAAAGTAGAATTAATCCTAACGGTCCTTCAACTTTGAAATCTAAAAAAGTATTTACTGAATAATGGCATTACGTTCTCAAATATCATCTATCGTAGCTAATCAACTAGGAGGTATTCAAGGTAATATAGAAGCTAGAATACAGACTGAAACAGTAAAATTATTAGAAAAATTCTCTAATAGATGTCCAGATAGGGATGAGCTCATAAAAATAATTAAAACACGTAACAGTCTTTTGAGAGTAATAAACTCATTTCAAAAAAAAGTAAATAGATTTAATTCTATTCCTAATAAATTAAGACGGCCTATAAGTATAGCTAAAAGAATAATAAAATTATTAAAACGTAATAGAACTAAATTAGCTATAGGAAATAGACCTTCCTTCTCAGATTTTGATAGAGGGGGTCTTTTCTCTGCTAAAACAGCAGGCTTTACAAATAGACAAGCTGATAGATTAGTAAAAACTACTCTATTATTAGAAGATTTAGAAGATGACCTAGCAGCAGTAAAAGGATTACTACAGGGAGTAGCACCTTCGTTTGATAATATTAAAGAACTTTTAGAAAGTATTAATGTTAACGTAGAAGAATGTGCTGAAGAATTACAACAATCACAAGACCAGGCTAACTTAATGGATTTAATAAAAGAAGTCCAGCCTTTAGAAAATACAGGCTCTGAAGGAACTCCTGATGAAAACTTTACTTATAGAGGAGCAAATGGAAAAGATTATGCTCTTTCTATAATCGAATCACCTTCTGATGACACTACGGTTCTTAGAAGAGTTGCTATAGCAAAAGATATATTTGGTATTACTGTACTTAGAGGGCAACCTTCATATAGTTCTGATACTAAAATACTTTTAGATGAATTAAAATTTAGAATAGATAATCAACTTCCATAACACAACTATTTATAATTATGAAAATAAATCAATTAAGGAAAATAATAAAAGAAGAAGTAAAATCTGCTATTAAAGAAGAGTTACAAGATTTATTAACTGAAGCAGTTAAAATAGCAAGTAAACCTGAAACAAATAATAACAGATACAAACCAGTTACACAAAAAGATATAAAACAAACCTGGTCTACAGGCAAAATGAGCTCAGGCACAACACCTATACAAGAAATGCTTAGTCAGACTAGAGCTTCAATGACAGGTGAAGAATATAGAAATGTGTTTGCAGGGAATGCAGATATGGTACAAAAGCCTAACTTTGCTTCATCAATGGCAAGTAATATGGGTATGACAGATGCTAGAGGACCTATGCCAGGTATGGATATAAGTAAATTAGATTTTGTAAAAAAAGCAGGAGCTGTGTATAACAAATCAGTAGAAAAAGATAAACAAAAATACGGAGTAGCATAAAATGGCATTTAATAGTAGAAAAATAAATCCTTTAGATTTACAACCTAGAAAAGCTATAGGTGTTTCTCTACCGCTTTCAGGCAAAGCAGTTTTTAACCAAACGTTTCAAACTAAAGATGCTATAAGAACTAACCTGATTAATTATTTTTTAACTGGACAGGGAGAAAGATACTTAAACCCGACTTTTGGTACTGAAATAAGGAACTTAATGTTTGAAAATATAACACAAGAAATGGTTAGTAGAGTAAAAAGCACAGTACAAAGAGGATTAGCAGAGTTCTTCCCATCAGTACAACCTACTGATTTTGAAGTTACAGGTAATCCTGATACTAATACGGTTTCGTTATTATTAAGATATGCAATCCAAGATACCAATATTGAAGATGAGGTATTAATAAATTTTGAGCAATAATGGCTGAAAAAAGAGACATAAAATACGTAGCTAGAGAATTTTCTGATTATAAACAGGAACTAATAGAATTTGCTAAGAACTACTTTCCTGATAGTTATAACGACTTTTCACCTACTTCTCCCGGTATGATGTTTATAGAAATGGCTGCATACGTAGGAGATATACTATCTTTTTATCAAGATACACAGCTACAAGAGACTTTCTTACAGTATGCCAAGGATCCTAGCAACCTATATACTATGGCGTATATGATGGGGTACCGTCCTAAAGTTACTAACGTTTCCGAAGTTGAACTATCAGTAACTCAGAACGTAGGAGCCGATCCAACAACTAACCAACCTAATTGGAATCAAGCTTTGGTAGTAAATGAAAACGCTATAGTAACATCAACTTCTACAGGTAATGCAAATTTTTTCATAGAAAATAAAATAGACTTTTCTTTTTCTAGCTCTTTTGATCCTACCGACGTAGTAATAACTACTCTAGAGAATGGAGTACCTAGTGAATTTTTACTTACTAAAAAAATTAAAGCTTTCTCAGGAGATATCAAGACAGTTACTGAAACCTATACAACTGCAGAAAAATTTGCTACAATTACTATCGAAGATACTAATATTATAGGAGTATTAGAAATTACAGATGATAGTAGCGATGAAGTTACTAAATGGAATGAAGTACCTTTTTTAGGACAAGATACTGTTTTTGTTCAAGAATCAAACGTAGGTAGTGATTCAGATAAAGTACCTAATTCTATTAAATTGCAAAAAGTATCTAAAAGATTTGTAACTAGATTTAATTCTAGCGGAAATCTAATAATTCAGTTTGGAGCTGGTACAGTAGGGGCTGATGATAGTACTTTTACACCTGATCCTACTAATGTAGGTATGGGGACCTTACAAGGACTAAGCACTATCGATAAAGCTTATGATCCATCCAATTTTATGTATACTCAAACATATGGTTTAGCTCCTTCTAATTCTACATTAACTATAAAATACTTAGTAGGAGGAGGGGTAGAAGCTAATGTTCCTGCAAATACTCTAACAGGCTTTACAGCTACATCTACAGCAGTAGACACAACTTATCAAAATACCCTAGCTTTCAATAACCCGCAACCGGCATCAGGCGGTAAAGACGGAGATACTATAGAAGAAATAAGACAAAATTCACTCCGTTCATTTTCTGAACAGAAAAGAACAGTTACCTTACAAGATTACACAGTTAGAGCACTTTCGTTAGATCCTAAATTTGGTACAGTAGCTAAAGTATTTGTTACTCAAGACGAACTGAACAGTACTCAGTCTACTACTGATTCTATAATTGATAGTAACCCTCTTGCTTTATCTCTTTATGTACTGGGTTACGATGCTAATAAAAAGTTAGTAACTGCTACCGATACTTTAAAAAATAATTTAAGAACTTATATGTCGTTCTATACACCTATTACTGACGCTCTTAATATAAAAGATGCATTCGTAGTAAATGTAGGTATTAATTTCGATATATTAGTTAGACCTAATTACAACAGTAGAGACGTACTTTTAGCTTGTAATAATACTTTACAAGAATACTTTGATATTTCCAAGTGGAATATAAATCAACCTATCAACATTTCTAGTATATATAGTTTATTAGATAGAGTTGTTGGAGTGCAGACGGTAAGTAAAATAGAAATAATTAATAAACAAGGAGGAAATTATTCTCAATATGCTTATGATATTAAAGGAGCTACTCGTAATAATATAGTATATCCTTCATTTGATACGATGATTTTTGAACTTAAATTTCCTAATTTTGATATAAAAGGAAGAACTACAACATTATAATATGGCAATTTATAGAATATTTCCCGATAAAGATTCTTTTATTTTTTCTGAAACCAATACAGGTAACGCAGGAAGAGATGAAATAGTAGAAATAGCAGGCTACAAAGGAACTATAGACGGTACCGGTCAAGCAAGTCGTATAGTAACTAAATTTTTAGATAGTGAGATAGACGATGTTATTAATAATAAAGTAACTTTAGCTTTGACTAGCTCTATGAGTGCTAGCTTAAAGATGTACCTAGCAGAAGCTTCTGACCTACCTGTAGAATACTGTTTAAAAGCGTACCCAATATTCGTACCAGGAACAGGAGAATGGGATAATGGAACTGGTAAATTCGCAGATAGTCCTGTTAATAAATCAGGAGTAAGCTGGTTATTTAAAAATTCAGCACAACTAAATGCTTGGTCTACAGCTGGATTCACATCTTTTACTACTGCTTCATTTATTTCAGGGAAAGAAGGCGGAGGTAACTGGTATACTGCTTCAAATGGAGTAGATATGCAATTTTTCCAATCTCATAGCATATCCTCAGACCATGATATGGATATCAACGTAACTCCTGCTATTAAACAGATTTACGATGATTTACTTCCTAATAAAGGGTTTATAATTAAATTAGAGGATCAATACGAATTTTTTACCTCTGCTTCTATAAGATTAAAGTATTTTAGTAAAGATACCAATACTATATATCCTCCGTTTTTGGAAATAGGATGGGACGATAGAGTTTATACTACAGGTAGTTTGTCTGTTCTAGATACTGATATTGCTACTATAGATATAAAAAATAATAAAGGAGAATATACTGATGAAGGTAAGCAAAGATTTAGAATTACAGCTAGACCTGAATACCCAACCAGAACATTCACAACATCTTCAGTATTTTTGACAAACTTTGCTCTTCCATCTGCTTCGTATTGGGGATTAAGAGATGAAAATACAGAAGAAATGGTAGTAAACTTTAGCACAGACTTTACTAAAATAAGTTGTGATAGTAATGGACCATTTTTTGATGTTTATATGGATGGGTTACAACCTGAAAGATATTATCGTATATTAATCAAGACTACTTTAGATAATAGTACCGTTATAGTAGATAATAGAAACATATTTAAAGTTGTAAGAAATGGCTAGAGAAAAAATTAGAATAATTACAAAATCTAATAATCGGGAAAAGCTCCGTAACGTAATAGATACTGAATTCAAAACTTATGTAGATCCCGTAGATGTTATAGATAATGATACAGTTGAAGAGCTTTTTAGACTTTATGATAAACTCTATTACAATATACCATTAGAAGGAGAGAATAATTCTCACGAGTATATTTTAGCTAGAAGTTCTCAACTTGTAGATTTAGAAAAAGATACTGATGAAATACAACCTCTATTGGACGAAATAGGTCAACTTAGACAGCAATTATTAGCTGCTAATGAACAGATATTTGAATTAGAAAAAGATGCCTAAAATTGAATATAACGTCTTTAAAGTTGATCCTGTAGGATTAGCAAGATTTAAAGAACTACCGAACGAAAGTTTAGAAAATATAATTGAACCTGTAGAAGTAGCAGGGTCCTTTATTTCAAACGAAGATTTTGTAGAACTATCCTATTTTACTTTAGATAACGTTAGAGTTCAAACTGTAGCTGACTACCGTAACTACTCCGTTGTTTCAGGAGAAAGAACTTCGGGTGCTGCAGGAAATGCAGAAATATCAGTTGATCCTTTAGAAGATTACAAAATTTTTTACGGAACTACAGGAGAAGTAAAAGCTCTGTACAATTTTTTAAGAGATCCTTTCCTCACTAATAGAGTAAGACAACAATTTTTTTTCGAAAGCATTTCTTCTGACAGAAAAGAGGCTAGATTATTACCTGTTGCATTAGATTCACTAACGGTACAGCAAGTAGGTCAAAGATTAAATACAAGATTTTTTGAAGAAGTTTATAGTGTTAACTTACATTTATACCCTAGTGAAAATAATTTTCATAGTATAGTTAATGTAGATATTAAACCTTTTAGAGGAACAACTTCACTTATTTTAAAATTTGCAGAACCTTTACCTCAATCTTACGAAGTAAATAATTTAACTTTTATAGTTGAAAAAATAGCAGATTCTATAGCTTACGAAATAGAAACAGAAGTTATTCCCGATGAAGAAATTGTACCAACATTAAGAGGAGCTAATTTTAACGTAGATGTCGAAGAGCAGAATACTGAACCTTCGCAATACTATAATTATAATGAATTATTTAGCTTTCCTGTTAATAATACTAATAGAGAATTAAATTCACTTTTCAACGAAAAAGGAGCTGAACTTAGTATAGACTATTCTAGTTTTAGTAATTTTATTAATTTTTCATCAGCTGAAGAAAGACTAAGAAATTTTAGATATAAATTAGATCTTATAAATTCATATCAAAGCAGTTTAGATAATATAAACGATTCTACTTACACTTCCGCTGGAATATCAGGAAGTAGGAATTTTTATGAAAATTTACTCAATGGGGTAATAAATAATTTTGATCATTTTGAAAGACATTTATATTTCGAAAGTGGTTCAACATCATGGCCTAAACTATTTTCTACTCCTAACGGAGCTGATAAACCCTATACTAATATGGCTTCTGATGAAGAAGCAGCTATTTCTTTTTACAATACGGAAATACAGTCCGCAGTACTCTATGATTCTCAAAATCCAGATATACTTACCAATACCATACCAGCATTTTTAAAAGAAGATTCTAATAACGAACCGTATGAACTATTCATACATATGATAGCTCAACATTTCGATAATTTATGGCTGTATACTGACGCTGTTTCTAAAAAATATGATGCAGATAATAGATTAGATAGAGGTGTGTCTAAAGATTTAGTAGAAGATCTACTTAAGAATTTCGGAGTAAAACTATACACTAGTACTAAATCTGCAGAAGATCTATTTAGATATTTTACAGCAAACTCTTACGTTACTGATGGAGAATTTTTGCCTTCCGGTATTACTAATTCTGGAGAAGAACCATTATCGCAGAATGATTACCAAAAAGAAATTTATAAAAGGATATACCATAATTTACCTATACTATTAAAAAGTAAAGGTACTGAAAGAGGTTTAAGAGCACTTATAAACTGCTTTGGTATACCTTCAGACGTTCTTAAGATAAAAATTTTCGGAGGTCAATCAGTTAATGATTTACCTTATTTTGGAGGGGAACAAGCCTTAACTGGTTCGTTCGATAAAGTAAGATTAGATAATACTGGAAGTATAGTTCCGGGTGATACTATATCTTTTTATACTTCTATAAATAAAAAAGATAATAAATATACTCAAGATTTACATAGAGTTGAAGTAGGATTTTCTCCTTCTGATAATATGGATAACTATATAGTATCTCAATCAGCAGTACTTTTTCCAAACGATCCTTTTAATATAGACCAGTATATAGGTGATCCAAGAAGTTACCCTACTAATAAGTATACTGAACTTTATTACCACGCTCAAACAGTTCTTGCCGATGTTAGTGAGTATAACGTAAAAGACTTTGTTAGATTAATTAAATTTTTCGATAATGTTTTATTTAGAATGGTTCGTGATTTTATTCCTGCAAGAGCAGTTACGGATGCAGGTATAATAATTAAACCACATTTATTAGAAAGAAATAAAGCTAAAGAGCCCGTAATGACATGGACTAGACCTGAATATACTGGTTCTATTAAAGTAATAACTATGTCCGGTTCTAACGCAGGTGCATACCAGAATATAGGTTTCGGTTCAGTAGCTACATCTACTGACAGTGCAGTATTCAATAAAGAATCTAAAACTGCTTATAGCAGAGAAGTTATGACACCGTTAGGAATAAGACCTAAGGTAATAAATTCATTGTCTGAAATTCTAGTAGAAAAGAATTTTAACGAAGCTAAATTTGACGGGGAACTAAAAAACAGTTACTTTAGAATTACTAACGGTGAATTGAACGATGAAAATCCCTTTAAGCAGATTACTTACCCAGAAATACAATACAATACTCAATTTTGGACTGAAATACCCCCAGAACTTTGTATACTATCTACTGAAAATACTGAATATATAATTACTAATCCTGCACAAGACTTAAATCTAGCCGCTGGAGTTTTTATAGGAGATACTCCTTTGTACAATTTTTTCGTAGACGGAGATACTCCAAATGTTAATTCTTTTACCCACAATTTTAGTGAAGGTTCACAGTACGACGTTTTTAACATAGTTGCTGAACATATTAATCATCCTAATATTTTTAACTCTGCTTCTCAAGAAGAAGGCTGTCGAGAGTCAAGAGATGTAAGAATTGTAAGTTGCTTCTTAGGATCAGTACCAACAGGAAACATACCTCCAATAGTTACTAGTAATTTACCATATAATTTATATGAAATATTTTTTAATCCTGATGATCCTAATGATCCTGGAACACGAAATTCTGAAATTACTTATTTTGTAAACGGAGTTGAGGTAGGAACTACTGTTAACGGTATAGATGATGAAGAAAATCCTAACTATAATCCTTCCAACCCTGCTACTGCATATAGTATACCTGCTGATTATGTAGGAACTACTGTAGATTTTGAAGCAAGAGATAAGTACTCTTCGGTCTGTAGAATACTTCTTCAATTAAATTACGACTCTTGTCCTTTATTTGACCCTTCATTTTTAATTCCTGGAAGAGAATGGATTACTGGATTGATTCCTCAAATAGAAACAGCCACTGCTACCCAACCTGCTGTTTTTATAGCTCCTTTTACTTTCTCTGGGGTTACAACTACTACGACATTTAAATTTAGGTTAAGAGTAGTACATGCGTACAGGTTAGCTAACGGAACAGAAATAAGTAATAGTTATCAAACTGAATTTGTAGATATTAACATTGACAATTGGAATGGTGTTACAGGCCTATCTAATGTACCTAACAACTACTTCGATATTATAGCATCAGATGAATTTAACTTAAGTTGGCTATTCCCCGATCCACCTCCTGCAGTAACTGGTAACTTCCCGTACACAGAAGATAAATATACTAGGTTCATTCAATTCAAAGCTATTACTAGCGTTACATGTGATGCTTTGAGTAGGTGGTACTTATTCGATAGTGCTGAAAAGTCTAAACGTGAAGTAGTAATGAAATTCTTTGGATCTCCAAATGGAAGTGCAATTAACGACTATGCTTTAGGTAATATATGTACTATTGCTAACGATAAGACAGTATATGTAAATTTACCTATATCTCAACCTACTCCTGATCCTATAACTATAATTTTACAACCGTCTGATTTTCCAATTTTTGAAAATGGACTTGATGGTGATTCAACACCAGCTGAATTCGGAGTATATGGAGCGGTAAATTCAAGTGATGGAGAAAATAGAGGTCGTAGATGGAATGTAGAATCGACTGCTGGAGGAGTACAGTTTGGAGCGTGGGATCAAGAAACGGAATTTGACCCTAACTTTGGAGGTAACGAAGGTTATGATTTCACTGTAGTTAACGGTAAAATAATTTGCTCTGAGCCTGGTGGAGATAGTGTTACAGAAGTAGGAGGTAACGATAACGACGTTGATAACCCAGGAGAAAGCGGAGTTAGTGGTCATGATAGCCAAAATCCTAATATAAGCTCAGGAAATTACGGATAAAAATATTTATAAAAGATGACAGTAGCAGAATTTTTATTATTACATACCTCAGGACCGTTGAACTTTTCCAACTGGATAAATGTTCTATATAACTCTGTAGGTATTAATCCCGATACAGGGCTAGAAGAAGGTAGGATAGATGCTATTACAGTAACTGCAAATGCTCTATCTTTCAACGGTGTAACTGAACAGCCCGATATAGATTTATTAACGATCCTTCAACAAGTAGAAACAGTAAACTTAATATTTGATAATGTAAATTATACGTTTACGATTACAGCAGTAGATTTCATAGATGGGCAAAATGCATTTTTCTTTTTTCAAGTTACTTCTGATACTTTAGTACCTAATGTAAATGACGCTAGCTTGGCTAATGCTCAATACAATACAGTAGTAAACTTAAACCCTATTTTATCTTCAGCCACATTTTTAAATTCAGATTACAATATCACAATAAATAACGGTACTGTATTAAGGGAACATCCAAATAAACTTATTGCTGATAGAGAAGCTGGTTTTACGAACCCTTCTAACTTTTCAGCTATACTTAGTACTTCAGCTTCGAAAGCTAATTTGCAAGAAAGTTTCTATACTTCTACCGGTTTAACTAATGCTAGATACGAAGGTACTACAACTGACGCTGAAGATTTTGCAGGAGTACTGCCAAGCTTTAGTGCAAGAGAATTTACTGGAGAAATACACCCTCCTAATGCTAATAGAGATTATGCATGCGGTATAGGATTAAATACTAATAGAGTTTTAGTTCCAATGTTGCATACAGGAAAAGCTACTAATCCTCTCTTTAGTTCTAGTTCTACTAATATTGAAACTTCTGATTTAGTTAATTCTACACAAACTACAATAGAATATAATTTAATAAATAATTTAACTGCTACTAATGCATCTTTAGTAGAAGTAGGAGACTTATTAAAGACCTCAGATTCAAATGAAATTTTAAAAGTAGTGCAGAATAATTTAGATACTAAAATACTTCAAGTTAATAGAGGACATATGCAAACAACTGCAGCACCTATTCAAGCTACTAGAACTATTGAAAAAATAGATAGAACCGATCTATTTAGATTTGATCAGTTTGGTACTAATTTATCTACTGTAGGAGAAGCTATAGTATATGTACAGGAAAATAATTTACTACTGAATACTGATGAATTTGGAACAGTATTTAGTTCATCAATTTGTCCTGATCCTCTTCTATTAGGAATAGATAATCCAAATTCAAATTAATAAAACATTAAAATAAGATATTTATATAAAAAGAAAAAAATAAAAAATGGGATATTTAGATAATTCAATCGTAACAGTAGATGCAATTCTTACTAAAAAAGGAAGAGAATTGTTAGCTAGAGGAGATGGTTCCTTCAAGATTACTCAATTTGCTTTATCCGACGATGAAATTGATTATACTTTGTATAACCCTACTCATAATTTAGGGTCTCAATTTTACGGTCAAGCAATAGAAAACTTACCTATGCTAGAAGCATTTCCAGATGAAACTCAGGTAATGAAATATAAACTTACTACCTTACCTAGAGGTACTGCAAAATTACCTATCCTAGATTTAGGATATACATCGATTAGACTAAAACAAGGAGCTTCTTTAGCAGTAACTCCACAGACTTTAAATTATTTAGGTTCATCCCAAACCTTCGAAGCTGGTGGTTATGTAGCTACTTTAGCAGATGCTAGAGTATTGCAGACTTATAATGGAGTAGGTATTAATACTCCTGAAGCTGAAAGATTAAATTCTACAACTACTTTAGGTACTAACGTTTCTAAAACAGTTATAGGTACGTCTATAAATTTAACAGCAACAACTGTCAATACTTTATTTGGTACCCAAACTACATTACAAACAACACTTACAGTTATAGGTAGAGATTCTGGAGCTAGAATTACTATACCGGTAACAATTGTAAAAGTAAATAATTAATTAAGATATGTCATTTAAAAGATTAGATCCAGAAGATATTTCGATTAGTGCAGAATCAGTAGTTTCTCCAGCATGGACAGGAGGTAATGTCACTCTTTCTGAATTCCATCTCAACGCTAATCAAACAGCTAATAACACAGGTAATTTTTATTTTGAAGTTTACCACCAACAATCACCATCATTCACTACTGCAAGAGTACAATTTGCTTTAGCATACGGACATAAAAATGGATTAGGTAGTATTCCTTATGATTCTAGTGAAGCAGGGAAATCTCCTTCATCTACTATTTACGGCCAATATAGAAATTTAGTATTTGGAGATGAAGAACAAGATTTTACTTTTCAAGGTCAAACGTCTGACGACATTTACGTTATAACTGTTGATAGAGCTAGATACAAAGAAAAACTATTTCCAGGTACTTTTAATTTAAAGTTAGTTAGTGGTTCAAATGTACTACACTTAACCGATAATAGTAACGATTTATCTACAGTATCGTATGTTGATGCCGGTAGAGTATTCGATGTAGTAAGCGGTTCTAACGGATCAGGTTATGGCTCTACTACCGGATATAACTCAGCTGGAGGTAGCTATGGAAAGTTTTTACCAGATGTAGGAATAATAATACTTAACGGAACAGCTTTAAATTCTTCTACTGATGGTGTAGCTATACAAACTAACTTCGGTACAACTAATTCTGCAATAGGAATGAAAAATATGCAAAGAATCTTTAATGTGATAGATGCTGGTGATGCATTTTCTTTGCAATCAGAAGAAACAGTTTCTTCTAACTTTGTTTTTGTGCGAGTAAGAAACAGTGAATTTAACTACTCTACTAATCCATCTAACATTACCTCTTCAGGAGAATTACGTCACGATGTTATGATTAATACTCCTCAAGCGTATATAACAACAGTTGGATTATATAATGACAATAACGATCTTTTAGGGGTAGCTAAACTTTCTAGGCCTTTACTTAAAGACTTTACTAAAGAAGCGTTAATTAGAATCAAACTTGATTATTAATGAATGAGTGCTTACAAAAAATTAAACCAACAAGATTCGTATATATCAACTTATGTCTCCCGAAAGTCTTGGATAGCTAGCGGTAGTCAATATAGAGAGTTAGGTATAAACAATATAGTTGGTCTTTCTGGTTCTAGAAACACTTATCTATATTCTGCAGATAATGTAACTGCAGGTAATGCTATAACAACAGCAAGTTCAGCTTTTAACAGAAGATTAATTTTCGATAGTGTTAACCACTTATACTATAACGAATTCAAAAACTCTGTTCTTATAACTTCTAGTTCATATGAAGCTTATTTACAATCATCTTATGAAGTAAGCGGTTCAAGATATTTAAATTCTAGAGTTGCTATTTTTTCTCTACCAAAAGAGATGTACGGAACTAATATAGAACCATTTTCAGTCTCTATAACTCCTGATTTTATTAACAGCGGTAGCGCTGAAACAGGTAGTTTTGACAACTACGTTCATAATAACTACTCTACTGAAGAAGGTATTAATTCTATAGCAGCAGATAGAAATCTATATATAGAAAATATAGAATTTTTATTTGGTTCAACTGGAGCTAATTGTAGTTTTGATCATCCTGATTATATAGAAAACGAATCGACTTATGTAGATGAAAGTAATAATGAATATTTAGATACTACAGGTAATGCTAGAAACTGTAATGAAATATGCGACGATGGAGAAGGAAGATTATACTTCAAATATTCTATACCTAGAGTTTACGTAGGTAATGTTATATATACTCACGGTCAAATTATAATTACTGATGAAATAGTAGCTATGTACTATAATCACTATTTTGATGCAGTATTAAAATGGAAATCAAACCTACCTATATATACTCACAATTTTCACTGTAAACTTAAAAGTCATGAATTTAACTATAGTTTAAATAAAACAGCTTTTGAAACCACAGATGGAAAGCTATCAAATCTTCTTTCTGGCTCTAGTTTTGCACCCTACTTTACTACTGTAGGTTTATATAATGATGCTAATGAACTAGTAGCTGTAGGAAAATTAGGTAGACCTACTCCTAAATCGACCGAAACTGATATGTCTGTTTTAGTTAAGTTAGACATGAATTTTGGCTCAGATAGATTAATAGGAAGTAGAACAACAGAATTTATTGCATCTGATCCTGAGGAAGATAACGTAGTAGTTAATGAACCTCGTTGTATATATTATTTTACTTTTCGTAATTATTATTACAAAGGAAGCACTGGTACAAATCAATCTTTACACGGCTCTCCTTACTACCGTAAGAAATCACAAACTAAAAGAGTATTAAGGGACGATGGAGATTATATACTTTATAGGAAAGCATCATCGACTACTGATATTTGTAAAAAATCTAATGATAACAGAAAAGTTTTTAATACTGAAAATTTCACAATACTTCAAAAAAGTCCTAATTTTAAAGTAAAAAAAGGACTAACTAGTGTCTGTTATGTTGACGTAACAGTTGAAAAAGTAGATAATATAACGGAAAATATTAATGCAGACTTCAATGGTTTTGTTTTTGACTTTACACAAAAAGATGGTTCTCAATACAATGAAACCAGTAACGTAAATAATAGAACAAAACAATTTTTTAGAGATAAGATTACAAGCTATTTATTATCAAATAAAGCGCCTTGTACGTTTGAAGCATCGCAAGATGCAGTAAGTTGCTTGCCTTCATAGTAAATATAAAGGTAAGTAGAATTGAAATATTGAATTAAAAGTCCAGATTAAACTGGGTGAATTGCTGGGAACTCTTTAGAGCTTTAACTACCGAAGCGTAACAATGTTAAAGATTAGACAATCAGCAGCCAAGCTACAAGCCATCTTGTAGAAGGTTCAGAGACTACTGGAGGGAAAATGGCTTCCCTTAATAACCAGATTAGCGCCCAGCAGGAGTAATCCTGATGATATAGTCCGATCTTTATGGAGACATAAAGTTAACAGTAATGAGTGTAGCGGTAACCTTAGGTAGGATAAAACAAGCACCACTGGATTAACATTACATTAAAATAGATAATAATGAGTAAACAAATAGTTCTTAGAGTCAACAAAGGATCCGCTCTTACTTATGATGAGATGGACAGAAACCAGTCTCAATTTTATTATTCGAGCTCTACGGATCCATCAGGAACTCAACTTCGATTACATTACTCAGGAAGTAATTCATTAAATGGATCGGGTGTTGACTATTCACCTGGCTTTCATACTGTACAATTTCCTAGCGTAGATATTACTATTCCTGAAGCAGTAGCAGCAGGGGATAATACACAAGTTCAATACAACAAAAACGGAGCATTTGCCGCAGATAGTTTATTTACTTTCAACGAAGACAATAACTTTTTAGGAATTGGTACAGGAGCTCCAACCTACAGATTACATTTAGAAGCTGACGAAACTAATAAAGCTGAAATTTACCTAAACGGTAAATCTACAGCCAACAGTACTTCGACTGTACCTGCTTTTGTATCTTTTGCAGAAAATAATAGTATATTTGGTAAAGTCGGTAGAATTAATACAGACGAAAAACATACATATTTAACCAATAACAATTTTTCACAAGGTAGTGATATATACGGGCAAGTAGTAATAGGCATAACAGGTAATACCGGTGATGAATTAAATAGTGTAGCTAGTTTTGACTTTAGCGGTGATTTTCCAACTTTAGGAATAGGAACAGGTAATACAGTATTGGACGGTGAAGCAAGAAATATATCAGTAGTAGGTTCGCGAGGAGTTGGATTCGGTACTTCTACTAACTATGGATTAGCTTCTTATATTAAACCTATACCAACAGCATTAATTTCTCAAACTAATTCTGACGGTACTAGAAAATTTATTCCTAATTTAAGTACTGTTGATACTGATGGTCTATTAATATCTTCACCCGATGACGCTGAAGGAGGTAATTTAATTTTAAATATTAATACCGATTCATTAAAGCATGAAGCGTTTAATATTATTCAATCAGTAAATAGAGATTATACTAATTCAGGTTTAATAGCTTCTTTTCCAGCTAGTGGTAAAGTAGGTATAAATACAAGTAATTCTAATGATGTAGGATTAACAGTATCTGGTATAGTATCTAGTTCAGGTAACTTTACAACTGAAGGTACTGCTACTATAGGTACTTTAGCAGCCGGTACATCAGATTCAACGAGTGCCCTAGTTGCTACTACAGCAGGACTAGTACAAAAAATAGCTGCAGCACCGGTACCTCTAGGAGGTATAATTATGTGGTCAGGCGCTCCAAACGCTGTTCCAGATGGATGGACACTATGTGATGGTTCAGGAGGAGCTAATGATGTAACAGTACCAGATTTAAGAAATAAATTCGTAGTAGCTGCTGGTAGTTCAGGTGGAACCGCTACTACTAATATAGAAGGAACAGATCAATCTAGTGGAGGAAGTAATACACATAATCATGGAGGTAGTACAGGAGATACCACATTAAGTCTATCACAAATACCTTCACATACTCACGATTATGATGATGCATATTATGCTGAACGAGTTTCAGGTGGTGGTGGCGTTGGTGGAAATAGCGTCAGAGGAGACGGTGATGGTGGTGGTACAGATACTGATAATTCATTCGCTTTCAGAACTCGTAACAATGACGGACAATTTTTCTCTTCACCTCCAACTGGAGCTAATCAACCTAGATCAGAAGAAAGTGGAGGTGGTGGATCTCACAATCATTCAATAAACAGTGCTAATAATATACCAGAGTATTATGCATTAGCATTTATAATTTACGTAGGAGCATAAAGAACGAGAAAAGATATTTATAATAAAGATATAAAATGGCAATACCAGGATTAACATATAGATTAGCAAAAGGATCATCTCTTACTCATACAGAGATGGATAATAACTTTAGATCATTAATCTATTCTAGTTCTATACAAGATGGAGGAGATACACTTCATTTACATTTTGATACTTTAGCAGGGACAGATAAACATATCATACCTCTTGCTGGAGGTACAGGAGGACTTACTATTAGTAATAATATTGATAATAGGGTAGTAACAGCTACAGGTACTGCAGGATTGATTCAAGGAGAAGGAAACTTAACATTTGACGGTAGTAATTTAACAGTAGTAGGAAAGATAAGTGTAGAAGATAGTGATAAAAATATTCTTATAGGTAATCTAGCTGGTACTGATATAGTAGGAGGCGAATGTATAATTGCTATAGGTAAAGAAGCAGGAAAAAAATTAACTACTAATAATAATGTTGTAATTGGAACCGGTGCATTAATAGCCGCAGAAGCATCTGCAGGTAGTGTAGTAGTCGGAGATAGTGCGTTACCGGCCTTAACCTCCGGTGATAATAATGTAGCTATAGGAGTTGGAGCAGCTACTAATGTAAGCTCAGGTGCAAGTAATATCTATATAGGAGCAAACGCTGGACCTACTTCTACAACATCACAAAATAATAAACTTTATATAAATAATGCACAGTCAGATACTCCTTTAATATTAGGAGATTTTTCTACTCAACAAATTACTTTTCCAGCAGGAGTAACAGGTTCATCATTTACAGGTTCTTTCTTCGGTGACGGATCTAATTTAACTGGCTTATCAGTTTCTTCTGAATGGGATGGTTCGAGAAATGGCGATGCTGAAATAACCGGATCATTCGTAGTATCAGGTTCAGGAGCTGTAGTAAACTTTACTAACACAACTGCTATCTCAGGTTCAATATTTTCAGGTTCATTCTCAGGTGATGGTTCAGGTTTAACAGGAGTGACTGCAAACGCTTTTCCTCATACAGGTTCGGCTGTTATATCAGGTAGTTTAACTGTTATAAATTACCCTGCTAATACCACTATTATTTCAGGTTCTACTGCTATTAGTGGTTCATTAACCGTAAATAATTTATCAGGTTCATTTTTCAAAGAGTATATTACAGTTGGTAATAATATTAAAATACATCAACCTAACGTACAGTCTATAGGTATAGGTTGCGATACTTTCAAAGAAAATAACGGTTCTGGAGGCTCTACTGCAATAGGATTTAAAGCAATGTGTTTAGGAGGGGGTGTAAGAAATGTTGCAGTCGGTAACGCAGCTATGCAATGCGGAGGTTACGACTCAGTAGCTATAGGTAATTGTGCTATGAGACAGAATTTCGGTACCAATAATGTAGGTATCGGCTCTAACGCTTTAGCTACAGGAAAAGTTTGTAATTTATTAGGTAATAGAAATTTAGCCATAGGAGCTTATGCATTGAATGGTACTGGTCCAGGTAGCTTTAACGTAGGTTTAGGAACTAATTCTCTCTGTACTAACAGATTCGGTTCATGTAATACAGCAGTAGGGCAATTTTCTTTAGATAAATTAAGATCTATAGTAGCAGGAGTAAGTGATAGAAATACTGCTATTGGAGCTTTTGCAGGTAGAAACTTAAGAGACGGTAAAAATAATGTATTTATTGGATTCTGTGCAGGACCTGCTGTATTGAATACAGATGAATCGAATCAACTATATATAGCATCTAGTTCAGGAGATCCGCTAATAAAAGGAGACTTCTTATTAAGAACATTAAATATAAGTGGTTCGATGAAAGTTAGCCAATCTATTTCAGCTTCTGCTTTTTCAGGAGATGGATCAGGATTAACTAACTTACCAGGAACTGAATGGGATGGTACAAGAAACGGAGATGCAGAAATTACAGGTTCTCTAATAGTTTCAGGAGCTGCTACTACTACAGTTGACTTTACAGGAACAAACGCAATATCAGGTTCTACATTCTCAGGCTCATTTGTAGGTGATGGATCTGGACTAACCGGAGTTACTTCAGAATGGGATGGAACTAGGAACGGTAACTCAAGTATAACTGGTTCTTTAGTAGTTTCAGGTTCCTTAGATGCATCAGGAACAGTAACTTTAGCTTCATCAGGTTTCCCAGGAGGCCCAGGAGTTGAAATTATACATTTCCATTCTTCTAGTTTATCAGGTATCCATAGTATTCATTCATTTGCTATTCATAATACTACCGGCTATACCGGTTTTAAAGCAGATTATGCTTTAACTAATGCTAATGAAAGTGAAAAAAGAGTAGGTACGTTATTAGGTGCATGGGATCAATCAGGAGGAGAAACTATAAATGATTCTCATACTATATCGGCCGGAGCTATTAATACTACAGCATTTAGTATAGACTCAGACGGCTCGACTGCAATATTAAAATTAAATGCATCATCAGGAACTTATGAAGTTAATATGTTAATAACAGCATTTAAACGACAAGTATAAAAAAATAAAACATGGCTAACGAACACATTTTAAAAAATTCACTGATAGTTACTGGAAGTATAACAGCCTCTGATGGGTTTTTCGGTGACGGTTCAGGTTTAACTAATATTACCTCTACTTCGGAATGGGACGGTAGTAGAAATGGTAATGCAAGTATTACAGGTTCTTTAGATGTTTCAGGTTCAGGAGCTATAGTAGACTTTACCAATACCTCAGCTATTTCAGGTTCTACTTTTTCAGGTTCATTCTCAGGAAACGGTTCAGGACTAACTAATCTTAATATTAATGGAATTACGGGTAATAATTTAATCCTATCAGGAGCTTTTTCTGGTTCATTCTCCGGTGACGGTAGTAACTTAACCGGTATAACAATATTTCCTTTTACAGGTAGTGCCGTAATAACAGGTTCATTATTAGTTTCAGGTTCAAATACTACAGTAAATTTTGTAGATGTAGCGGCTATATCTGGTTCAATATTTTCAGGATCATTTGTTGGAGATGCATCAGGTTTAACTAATTTACCTGAAACTGAATGGGATGGTTCAAGAAACGGTAACGCTTCTATTACAGGTTCTTTTGTAGTATCAGGATCAAGTCCGTTAATAGATTTAAAAGGTCTAACTACTATAGATAGAAATATAGAAATATCTAATCGTGGAGAAGATAAGTCTTTAGGATTAGGTAGCGAAGCTTTACCTACTTCTACTATACTTAATAGAGAAGCTATAGCTTTAGGACATAGAGCTATGCGTCTTCAAGTATCGGGTTCTAATTCATGTAACTTAGCCATAGGACAATGCGCATTAGCTTCTAATGTTAAAGGTGTAAATGTTATAGCTATAGGAGCTTGTAGTTTACGAAACTCTGTAGGATTAAGCTCTTCAGGAAATATTAATTTTAGTCATAATTTAGCTATAGGTATATTAGCAGGTCATTGTATGACTATTGGTAGATATAATACTATCTTAGGTCATGAAGCTTTAGCTGATGGAACGGGAGCAAGTAACAGTGTTGTTATAGGATATAAAGCAGGTAAAAAGAATAGTACTTCTAATAACGTCTTTATCGGAATGTGCTCAGGTCAGATGAACCTAGGTAATAGCAATACTTTTTTAGGTTATAAGACCGGAAATTGTTCTACTACTGCTAGATGTAATGTAGCTATAGGGGATAGAGCATTACAAAGTAATTCTGCCAACTGCTTAACAGGTTGTTGTAATGTTGCATTAGGGATTATGGCCGGTGGTGAAGCAAATAAAGCTTCAAGCAAGAACGTATATATAGGACCAGAAGCAGGACCTAGTACAGGAACAATACAGAGTTGTCAATTTTATTTAGGTATCGGTCAAGGAGAAAGCCCTTTGATGAGAGGAGATTTCGGCACTGGTCATTTAGTAATTAATACTCACGTATCAGCTTCAGCATTTAGTGGTTCATTTATAGGAGACGGTTCTCAACTTACAGGAGTTGCAGGTCAAGGATTTCCTTTCGTTGGAGATGCTGTAATAACTGGTTCTTTAGAAGTTTCTCAAAGTCTTAGAACTAGCGTAGCTCTATCGATACCAGCTGGTCATGTAGTGTTGAGACAAGTATCTGAATCGTTAAACTTTACTAAAGATTCTCAAGCTGCTGCTGCAGGTGTACCGTTAGGAGGTTTGTATAGAAGTGGTAATTTTATAGCAATAAGAATAGAATAATAATATAATATGGGATTAAAAGTAGGAGATATAGACATAACAGGTGCATTGAACCTTTCCGGTTCCTTTGCTATATCAGGATCATCAGGTGCTTTTACCGGATCGTTTTCTGGTGATGGCTCAGGATTGACTAAAGTAACTGGTTCATGGTCTGGATTTAGAACAGGAGATGCTCAACTCTCAGGATCTTTAAGTGTTAGTAGTTCAATAACTGCTTCTGCTTTTAGTGGAGATGGCTCAGGACTAACAGGTGTAACTGGAGAATGGGACGGTACCTTTACTGGTTCAGCTGAAATATCAGGCTCTTTGAGAGTAGAAGGTAGAGTAAGTCAAATCGGATTAGGTAATAGTTCGTATTTCGGTTTTGGAGCTGGAGAAAGCGACGATAAATCTAATAATGGCAATTCAGCCTTTGGACATAACGCATTTAAAAATAATGAAACAGGAGCTCAAAATACAGCTGTAGGATTTGAAGCTTTAAAAACTAACACAAACGGTTCTGGTAATACATCAGTAGGGTATATAACTTTAACTTCTAATACAGGTCAATTTAATACAGCAGTCGGTAATATAGCTTTAGGTAGTGATAACTCAGGAGACTGTAATGTTGCTGTCGGTAATGCAGCCCTATTTGGAAATACCTCAGGAGACCTTAATACTGCTATAGGTTCTTGTGCTCTCATAGCTAATAATTCAGGTAATAATAATACTGCTTTAGGTTTTAATGCAGGAGGTCATAATACAGGAAGTGGTGCTAATAATATATTCATAGGCTATAATGCAGGACCTACTAGTGGTTCTTCAGTATCAAATAAATTATATATTCATAATAATAGCGGTAGTGCTTTAATAGAAGGAGATTTTTCTACTTCTTCTGTTACTATAAACGGATCAATTACTGCATCAGGAAATATAAGTTCATCAGGTACGATTTTTGCTTCTAAATTTGAATCAGCAGGTGCTTCTAATGAAACTATATCGTTTAACGATAATTTAAATATAACCGGTGATATAACAGCATCAGGACATATAAGTTCGAGTGGTACTATTACAGGTAACTCTATTACAGTTAATGACGACGGTTATAATTTTACTAAACATAATATGAGGATGACACCTCAATCTACTGGGATACTTCTCTTCTCAGGAGTTACAACAGCAAAATTTGAAGGTATTGTTAGTGCAAGTGGAGCTATAACAGCTAGTGCTTACAAAGGAGACGGCTCAGGTCTAACTAATTTACCTGCTTTTTATAGTGCACCAACTATATCAGGTTCTTTTACTTCAGTATCTAGTTCTATCGCTGAAGATATAGCATTTAATTTAAGGGGTGCAGTATTTACATCTTCAATCGATGGTAGTTCAACCGAATACGGCAGTATAGTTCCTACTTCAGGCTCAAATATAATAACCGATGCTCAGAATTCCTCGATTTTGGGAGGTAATCGTAACATCATTACACAAGGAGCTTCAGATTGCGCTACAATTGCAGGAGGTTCAGATAATCTGATAAGCGTATCAAACAGAACATTTATAGGTTCTGGGTGTAGCAATACTATTGCTCCTAATAGTCTTCGTTCTGCTATAGTAGGAGGATCAGGAAATACAGTAAATAGCGGTTCAATCAATGCTTTTATAGGAGCTGGTGGTTGTAACGACGTTGAAGCAGATATGGCATCGGTAGTAGGAGGATGTAGAAACTCAGGTTCATCTGATTATTCGTTTATCGGTGGTGGTTGTGGTAACTGTATTTCAGGTTCTAACAATGCCCAGTACGGAGTTGTAGCAGGCGGTTTTTCAAACACTATCAGGGAACCATATACTTTCTTAGGCGGTGGTTCTAATAATGAAATAGTGAAAGCAGTAAATGACGTAGGATATTCAGTCTTAGTAGGAGGTCAACTTAACACAGTTGGTTTTGGCGGTGCGACATTAGTAGGAGGAGGTCAAAACGATGCTTGTGGATGTTTATCTTTTGTAGGAGGAGGTTTCTGTAACAACAATAATGGATGTTATGGAATAGTAGCAGGTGGTTGTAAAAACGATATTGCTTCTTCAACTTGTTACGGTATAGCTGTAGGAGGACAATTAAATGAAATGTCTGGTAGCTACTCTGCAATAGTTGGAGGTAGAAGTAATAAAACTGAATCGCCTTATTCGTTTATTGGTGGAGGTTGTTCTAACCATATTATGTCAGGTTCAGACTGCTTTGGTGTAATCGCAGGTGGACAAAATAACTGTATTTCTGGTTCAGGAGCTCCATCAGCTGATAACGGACACCAATTTATTGGGGGTGGTAAAAGTAATAAAGCAATGGAAATATTTGCTTCTGTAGTAGGAGGTAATATTAACAAAGCATGTCAGTTCTTTAGTTTTGTTGGAGGTGGAGAAAATAACTTAACTTGCTATCATGATAATTCTTATTTCTCTGCAATCGTTGCCGGATGTAAAAATATCGTAGAAGGTGATCACGCTTTTATAGGTGGTGGTGACAGAAACTATTCTTCAGGTAGTTCAGGAGTAGTAGTAGGTGGTCAACGTAATTCTGGTTCAGCAGAATTTGGAGGAATATTAGGAGGTAAAAATAACTGTAACCAACACGATTGTTCTTTCGTAGTAGGTTCAGATATTACTTCTGCTAGAGACTGTACTACACACGTTAATAACTTATTAGTTTCAGGGTCAACAACTGCTAATGCTATATTACAATTAACTAGAAGAACGACTAATCCAACTCCAGCAGTAGAAGGAATGGTAATAGCATCAGGATCAGCAGGAAGTAGTAAACTATATTACTTTAATGGGTCTACTTGGAACGCATTACATTAAAATAAATAACAACTAAAAAAATGCAACATACTTGGAAAATATACGAACTTGAAAGAAATCTTTCTGACGGAGTAGTAAATAAAGTTACTTACGGGTGTGAATCATTAGATTCTGGTTTTACTACTAGAACTATAGGAAATTTTCAAATTTCAGGTTCAGCCGAAGATGCTGGCTTTATAGCTTATGAATCGCTTAATGAAAATAATGTTTTAGAATGGTTAGATTCTAACGTTGATAAAAATGCTATAGAAAATGAAAACTCTAATAAATTAGCAGGTTCTATCGCAGCAGCTTCTAAAATTACTTCTGGAAACGGTATTCCTTGGTAATAGTTGTTTTTAAATAATTTTTTAACTATATTATATAAAACTAAATAAATTTTAAACTATGATTCATAGATGGTATATAGATAATTTAAAAAGAAATCTATCAGACGGTTTAATAACTACTGCTTCATATCACTGTAAAAGTAGAGAAGATGATATGTTTGCTTCCATAACTCATGGAGATTTTAATCTACCTTCTAAAAACTCTTCAGATGCAGACTTCGTACAATACGAAAATCTAACTCCAAATATTGTTTTAGGATGGATTACAGGTAGTTTAGATGTAAACGCTATAGAAACAGCAAATTCAGCTTCAGTAGCAGCCAAAATAGCAGCTCATAATGCTAAAACTGAAGATACCGGAGTACCTTGGTAGATTATAAATTAAATTAATATGACGGTTATATTTCACGTAGAAGGTGGCCTAGGTAAGCATATCATGGCTACTGCACTTCTAAAAGTTATACACAAAAAACACTCAAAAGACGATATTCACGTAGTATGTTCATATCCTGATGTCTTTAAACATAATCCACTAGTTAAAAAAGTTCATGCAAATGGAAAGCATGGTGATTTTTATACTAGGTACATAAAAGATAAAGAAAGTAACTGTAAACTATACTTTAGCGATCCTTATACTCATTCGGACTTTATATTAGAACAAGACCATTTATTTAATATATGGGCTAAACAATGGGGATTTGAATACGAGGGAGAATCACCTCAAATATATTTAACTGAAGCAGAGATACAATATTTTAAACCTTTTTATAAAACTGATAAACCTATCTTAGCAATACAGCCTAACGGAGGTCCACAAAATCAAGGATATAATTATTCATGGACTAGAGATATACCCGAACCTGCTATGTTAAAAGTTATAGAAGAATTTAAAAAAGATTATTCTATAGTTCATATTAAGCGAGACGACCAGAAAAAATACCCCGATACTCTACATGCTTTAGATGGATTTAGAAGTATAGGTATTTTATTACAACTAGCAAATAAAAGATTACTTATCGATTCATTTGCACAGCATCTAGCTACAGCTTTTAATCTTCCTTCTACTGTCTGTTGGGTTACAACTAAACCTGAAGTTTTCGGATACGAATTACATTCTAATATCAGAGCTAATAAATTTAACTTACCAGTAGAGTTTCCAAATAATTTATATCAACCGTTTAATCTTGCTCAAGATATTTCTTCTTGCCCTTACAGTAAATTAGAAGATGTATTCGATGTCGATAAAATTATCAAATCTCTTAAATAATGACTGATCCTACTTGGACTTACCAAGGTCTACCTATTTTGTCTATTGAAGGTATGCCTAAAGATACTTACGGTTTTATCTATCAAGTTACTCATATTCCTACTGGTAGAAAGTATTTAGGAAAAAAAGTATTATTTTTTGAAAGAAATAAAAAATTAGGTAAAAAAGAACTACAAGCATTAAAAGAAGAAAGAAAAGCTAAAGGTATAGGAGGAAGAGTACCCTTAAAAAAGAAAGTTATAAAAGAATCAGATTGGGTAACTTATTATGGTTCTCAAAAAGAGATCCTTGAATTAGTAAAGAACGGTAATAAAAAAGATTTCAGGAGAGAAATCCTTAAATATGTAACTGACAAAAAACAATTAACATATTTTGAATGTAAATACCTATTTATAAATGAGGTATTGGAGACTCGTAATAATTATATTAACGATAATATCCTCGGTAAATTTTACAGAAAAGATTTTTTAAATGAAAATTAAAGATATATTATTAGAAGAATACGAAAAAGGTAACGTAAAGCTTATGGGCGATGTTATCTTACCGATTGGTAAGCAAATGGTACTACAAGCTGAAGAGGATACATATAATAGAGGTCTGTTAGTTACAAACAATAAAGATAAAAGCTACGATATAGCATATTGGGCTGATAAATTCGAACCTTACCCAATAGAAGTAGAAATAGACGGTAAATCAGTCTCTAAAGATGCTAAAGTAATTAAACTATTATTTCACCCTGAAATGGATGAATCTACCTCAAAAGATATAAAATGATTAAAATTAAAGACATAGTAGGGCTTCCATCTTTAACTTATCATTTAGAAAACGATCTCTCGTTATATGAGAATGTCTATCGTTATTCAAGTGATAAATTTATACAACTATTTGCTGAAGCAAGAGATGCTTGGAGAGACGGTTATATACAGTTAAACGAAGAAGATACTAAATTACTAGAAGAAACTAATATAGGTGAGTACGGGGTATTCGAAGGAGAAAAAGTACCTTTAGATTTACCTATGGTAGACGAAGCAGAGTATAAAGGTAAGAATGTAGCTTTAAATAAACCAAAAAGAGGAGGACCTAAAAAGTTTTACGTCTATGTTAAGAATCCAAAAACGGGAAATGTTAAAAAAGTAAATTTCGGAGATAGCGGAAACCTTTCCGTTAAGTTAAATGAGCCAGGAGCTAGAGCTTCTTTCGCAGCTAGACATAAATGTGCTCAAAAGAAAGATAAAACTAAACCTGGTTATTGGTCCTGTAATATAGGTCGTTATTGGAAATCATTAGGAGGTTCTAGAAATTTCAGTGGATACTGGTAGACCATATACAGAAAAAGGCGAAATAAGAACTTTTTTAGTTGATACTAAAGAAGAAGAATTAGTTTGGCATAGAGATTACGAAGATAGAATTATAGAACCACTTCACGAAACTGATTGGAAATTTCAATACGATAACAATACTCCGGAGAGTTTAAAACGACTATTTATTAGAAAGGGTGTATATCATAGGTTGATTAAAGGCTCTGGAGATTTAAAATTAAAAGTAATAAAACTGTAAATGGCTAAAATAGTACTTAGCGATTACTTAGGTTCTAAGAGTAGAAAAAGACCAGGTATACACGCTAAAAGTAAAACATCTAAGCTTAAAAATAGTAGAAACTATAAAAAAGCTTATAAAGGACAAGGTAGATGAAACTTTCACAAATCATATTAGAGGGACCCCTAGAATATGATCCTGATTTTAATCGTGAGATAGATAAGATACAAGATCAGGGCGGAAAGTACTTAGGTTCAGGCGATTATGGTTCAGTATACCTTTTAAAAGGAAAGGCAGTTAAAGTAACAACAGATTCTATTGAATTAGATCACGCTGAAAAACTTAAAGGCAAAAAAACTAATAATTTTGTTTATATTTTTGACGTTAATAGGTTAAATAATAAACTAGGAATTATTACAATGGAGGTTATGGGAGAATACAAAGGGGATATTCCGGAAGATTTTATTGATAAATTAGAAAAAGAAGCTGTTAGATTTAATATAGATCCAACAGAGTTAGACATAAGACCTGATAATTTCATGGTACATCCTAAATCAGGTAAGTTAAAAATGACTGACGTTTAGTTGGTAAATACAATATTTTTTCATATATTATAGAGTTAACTATGAAGTATGGATTATAGTTTTTTATTAGGTTCTATAGAAAATATACTAGGAAAAAGCAATAAAAGAGCAAGAGATAATTACGCTTTTCATTGCCCTTTTTGCAACCATCGAAAGCCTAAGTTAGAAATCAACATGGCTACAAATGATGAAGGTAAAAACTTTTGGGAATGTTGGGTATGTAAAACTAGAGGACAGTCAATATTTTCTCTTTTAAGACAACTGAAAGTACCTAAAGTTGAAGCTAATGAAGTACTCAAGTATGTTAAAAGAGGTAAGAAGTATGAGTATAAAAATACGGAAGTAGCAGAATTACCAAAAGAATTTCAACTACTTTACTCAGCTTCCAGTACTTCTATTATTGCTAATAAAGTTAAAAAATATTTATATGAACGAGGACTTACCGACAATGATTTTATTAAATATAGTATTGGATACACAACAGGTGGAGACTATGGAGGAAGAATCATTATCCCAAGCTATTCTTCATCCAATAGGCTCAACTATTTTGTTGGGAGAACTTATGAGAGAGCTTACTTTAAATATAAAAATCCCGAAACTTCCAAGGACATAGTATTTTTTGAAAACTTAATTAACTGGAATCAACCTATTATTTTATGTGAAGGAGCATTTGATGCTATTGCCATTCGTAGAAATGCAGTACCTATATTAGGTAAAAGTCTTTCCCCTTCATTATTAAAAAAAATTATTACTTCTAAACTAAAAGATATCTACATAGCTTTAGATAAAGATGCTCAAAAAGATGCATTAGAAATAGCAGAAAATTTACTTAACTTAGGTAAGAGGGTCTTCCTAGTTGATTTAAAACAAAAAGACCCTAGCGAGATGGGCTTCGAAGCTTTTACTCGTCTTATACAATCAGCAGATGAATTAGACTTATCAAGTTTAATGCTGCATAAAATGGAAGCCATATGATAAGGCAAGGAACTAATATCCTAAAAGAAAATTCAAAAAATAGATTAAATTTTAAACCTGAATTAAAACAAATTAATTTTTTAGATCGTAGAGTCTACAAAAGGGACGAAGGAGTTTATTATCCTTCTGTTACCACTATACTACAATATATGCCAAAAAATAAATTTTTTGATAACTGGTTAAAAGATGTAGGTCATAACGCTGATCTTATAATGAGAAAAGCAGGAAAGGAAGGTACACAAGTTCATGAAGCAGCAGAAGCTTTAGTAAAAGGTGAAGAAGTCAATTGGATGGATGATTACGGTAACGCTAAATATTCTCAAATAGTATGGGAAATGATCTTAAAATTTCATGATTTTTGGTCTACTTATAAACCTAAACTTATATCTACCGAAGAATTTGTATTTTCAGATAAATTTAAGTATGCCGGTACTGCCGATTTATTAGTTGAAATGGACGGTGAAATTTGGTTATTAGATTTAAAAACTTCAAACAATCTACATAGATCGTATGATCTTCAACTTGCAGCATACGCTAAAGCAATCGAAGAAGCAAAAGGAATAAAAATACAAAGAACAGGAATAATTTGGTTAAAAGCTAATACTAGATCAGCATCTAAAAAGAAAGGTGTTTACCAAGGTAAAGGTTGGCAAATTAAAATTATAGATAAAATAGATTATAATTTTGACTTATTTCAGACGATTTATAAACTTTACTTATTAGATAACCCTAAGACTGAACCTATTTATAAGAGTTACCCAACAACTCTTAAAATATGAAAAAAATAATAGAATGGCATCAAAATATGGTTTTTAATTTTATGGCCAAGCTTAACTTAGGAGTATATGAAATAGCTTGGATATCATGGCTGAAAGGTTTATTGATGGGAGCTGTATTTACACTACTATGTAGCTGTGGAGTACAGTTTCAATATGGAGTATTAAATACGGCAGGACAAATAGACGGTATATACCAGACTCCAAATACTAAAGTAGATACTATTAGCTCAGTTTTTGATTTAAAAAGGAAGCTCAGAAACGACTTTAATTTTAGGTACGATTTTGCAACTTATGCAATGAACCAACCTTATTCTTTCTACTGGAATAATCCTAGATTAGAGGGTATTTGGCGACCATATAATAGGTTTGATGTTTATTTTCATAGCAACTGGTTTTGGAACGATTGGGCTTTTAATTACCCTTTCCATCATACTTGGGGTTGGAATAATTGGTATAGTTGGAATAGACCATATTACTACTACGGATGGATTAGACCTTATAGTCCATGGAATAATTGGTATCAAGGACCTTTTAATAATCAGAGTTACAATATAGTCTATAATGCTAGTAGAAGAGGTAGCTTAACTTCTAATCTTAATTCAAGTATTTCTAATAGAATTCAAACTAATAGAGTATTAAACGTAAGTAAAAGACCAGTAAACAATAATGCTGTAAATACATTAATTAATAATTATAAACCTAATAACAACTATAATTATAAACCTAGTAACAATAATATTATAATTGTAAAACCTAATAACAATAATAATTGGAAACCGAGTAATAATAATAATAACTATAAACCTAGTAATAACTATTCTAGACCAAGCAATAATTACTCAAGACCAAGTAACAACTATTCTAAACCTAGTAATAGCAGTATGTCAAGACCATCATCTTCATCTAGAGGTGGTAAAATAAATAGAGAATAATGATAGAATTACTGAGCCTTATACGAGAACAAATTGAAAAACCTAAAGCAGTAGTAATGGCTGGTGGTGGAGGAACAGGTAAAACATTTCTCTTGAATCAGTTAGATCTAGATTCTTTGACTCAATTTAATCCTGACAAATACGTCGAAGATCCTAACCATCCATTTTACAATAAACTAACACCAGCTACTAACCAAGTAGGTAAGGACGTTGAAACTGCTGCAGAAAAAGGAATTAGTTTTGTTTGGGATACTACTGCTTCTAATCCGTCTAAAATACAAAAACTTTTAGATAGAGGATATGACGTATATATGATTATGGTTTATGCTCATCCTATGATTTCTTATGCTGCTAATTTTGAAAGAAAAAGATCTCTTCCTTCTATAGCCGTCTTCTCAACTTGGCGTAATGTATATCAACTAATAAGTAAATATAGAGAAATGTTAGGAGATAATTTATCTATATACGTTAGCGATAGAGGCGGTAAATATAAAAAAGAAGTTGAAGAGTTCAATAAAGCAGCAGAGAGAGGAGTAAATGGTGTAAAAGAGTATTTAAAAGTTTATAACGAAAAAAATCAAGCTGGTAAATCAACTTTCTTTGAACCAGTAAAGATGAACTCAGAAGAGGAAAAAGCTTTTAACGATGCAGTAATAGATATAGATTATGATAGAAATAATAGGTCTGAAGATAAAGCAATTAAACAAGCTTTTTTAAAACTATATCAAAAAAACGGCGTAGGACCAGGAGATGACCAATTGGTAAAAGCTAGAGACGAATTTAGACTTAAAAGAGAAAAATCTCAAAAAAGATTAGATGACGTATTGAAAAATATAGCTGAAATGTTATTTAGTTCTGATTTTCAAGAACTCCTTAAAACATCTTCTGTTGCAGATATTGATAAAAAAGTACAAAATTTCTTATCATGATAGCGTTATACCCAGGAGCATTTAAACCACCTCACAGAGGGCATTTTGAAGTAGTAAAAAGTTTACTACAAGGTAATCATGGAGGTAAAGTTTATGATATAGATAATTATGCTTCAGCAGGTTCTAGTGTATTAAAAGGAGATAGTGATAAATTACAAAAAATTCGAAAAGTTTTAGTATTTATAGGAGAAGGAGGAAGAAATGGTATAACTAGAGGTGAATCTACTAAAGTATGGAAAATATATGCTAAATATATTCCTGGAGTAGTAATAATGGACGGAGGAAAAAATCCAATGTTGACAGCTAAAGATTATGCCAAAGCAAACCAACAAGAAAAATTTTATGCTGTAACAGGAGTTAGATCAGAAGAAGATTTACCGGATCTTAAAAGAGTTACAACTTTTAAAAATAGAGATAATGTACAAGGGTTAGTAATTCCATCTGCTGAAGGTTCAAAAGTTAGAGCAACTGATTTTAGAAAAGCAATCCTTTCAGGTAACTTAGATGAAGTTTTAGATTTTTTTCCTAGTGAATTATCAAAAGAAGAAATTTTAAATATTATAAGTATGTTAAAGTCAAGTATTATAGCGGAAAAAATGAGCGACGATTTGGATAACGTTATGGAAAATATTTTCAAAACCGAAGGGTCATCAGGAACTGCAACAGCACCTAAAAGTATCATACGCTCTGAAGATAGAGATAAGTTATTAAAAGTATTTACTCAACTAAGAAAAACTTTAGATCCTGAAACATTTGAATTAATATTTAATCAAAATCATATTAGAATACAAATTAAAGATATTGACTTAAAGATAGGATTCGATTATACCCCTTTTATGGCATCTCTTTTAGAATATATGATTAACGAAGGACATAATATAGTGCCCCTTCCTGAAGTTAAAATTAAGAGAGATATGGTTGAATCATCTGATTTTTTCGGTAAAACAGCTTATTATGAACCTACTAAGCAAGAAGTAGTTTTGTATGTTGAAGGTCGGCATCCTAAAGATGTAATGAGATCATTTGCTCATGAAATGATTCACCATAAACAAAATATTGAAGGTAGGTTAGGTAAAATTAGTACAACTGATACAAATAAAGACGATAATCTACTAGAACTAGAAAAAGAAGCTTATTTAGAAGGTAATATTGCTTTTAGAAACTGGGAAGACTCAGTAAAAAATTAATTAAAAAGTTGGATAATTGTATGGAATTTCTTATATTTAATAAAATACTATATTAAAATAAAGGTTATATGAATACAAGTATTGTAGATTTATTAGAAGCATATCCGCTTCCGGAACAAAAAGAAATGCCACCATATAAAATATACTGTGATATGGATGGAGTTTTAACTGATTTTGAATCTCGCTTCGAACATTTTACTGGAATGTCACCAAAAGAGTATGAAAATAATTACGGCACAGCAGCATTTTGGAATCTTATAGATGTTGAAGTAGGAGTAAGATTTTGGGTTGGAATGGATTGGATGCCTCAAGGAAAGGAATTATGGAACTTTATTCTTCCTTACAAACCTGATTTATTAACTTCACCGTCTAGAGATAATAATTCTAGATTAGGTAAAAATTTATGGGTTAAAAATAATTTAAATCCAAAACCGAAAGTAATTTTTGCTTATTCTGCTGACAAACAAAGATATGCTAATGAAAATAGTATATTAATTGATGATAAAAAATCTAATATTAATGAATGGATAGCAAAAGGTGGAATAGCTTTTAGAGTAAAAGGAGGAGACATAACACCAGCAATTCAAGGACTTAAAGAACTAGGATATGAATAACGATTCAGTACTAAAAAAGGAATTTAAAAAATCTGACGTACAGAGAGTTAGAAACTTAGTTAATAAAGATTTTACCGGAGCTACTAAATCACAATCAGGATATAAAAAATCTTACAAAAGATATAAGGAAGGTGATATTTGGGAAGTAGATGGAAGAAAATGGACTATTAAAAATGGTATCAAACAAAATATTACTAAATTAGATTCTGCAAAAAAATCAATTAGAATTCCTTTAATTTGTCCTAAATGTAGCAAATCTCTTAAACATCATCTACATACTAAAATGTATAAAATACATGGATTCTGCTTAGACTGTACTGTAGATATGGAACATAAACTTAAACTAGCAGGATTATATAAGCAGTACGAACAGCGTATGCTTCAAGGGAATATGAAAGTTTTTGCTCAAGATATAGAAGCATGGGCTGGAGAATTAGTTAATACTAATGATAGTTATGTTACCGAAGGTGGAGATATAGAAGATTGGAGATCTAATAATCAAAAAAATAAAGAGTTTTTAAGCGATATAAAAGAATATATCCAACATCTTTCTAAACACATAAAATAGGTATATTTATATATAAACCTATTTAATACTATGACACAGAAACAATTATTAGAATCTGTACTTTCTGAAATAGTTCATATCAAAAAACATATGCCTAATGGAGAATTAAAGCAAATGCAAAAAGATATGGAAGATTTAAAAGAAAACATTTCAGACCTTAAATATACTTTACTTAATCCTGATAATGGAGTTATAGTTACTACTAATAAAAATACTGCCTTTCGCAAATCTATGGAAAGTAATGAAAGAGACTTTTTAGCAAAAATGATTGAATTAGAAGGTATAAAACGTTGGAAGGAAGGAGTTACTAAAGCTCTGTGGATACTATTCACAGCACTAGCAGGCATTATAATAAGATTATTAACTGAAGTAGTATAATGGAAAGTAAGAAGAGAATATCACCCGATATGTATGCTTTTATGAGAGAACTTATAAGAGAATCTCTTCGTGATTGGTTTAAAAAAGAAAAATGGGTTAGAATATCTACTTCCGGTAATATTGCTGGTCCATGCGGTACTTCAAAAAATAAAAAAAATCCTGATAGATGTTTACCAGCAGCAAAAGCTAGAAGCTTAACTAAAGCTCAAAGAGCTGCAACAGCTAGAAAAAAGAAAAAAGCAGGAGCTAAAGGTCA